CAGCTGGTACTTCTTGAAAACTATTATCTCCTCTTAAAAAAGTTGTAGCATCTTTAGTTCCTGTTGCTGTTAGCTTAGCAAGTGAAACTGTACTGTCAGATGGTACTCCAAGATCAAGAACATTACCCAATATTTGAATAAAGTCGATCACATCTCCTGTAACTAGGTTTGATGCAAAGGTAATTGTAGAACCAGATACAGTATAAGAACTTCCTGGTTTTTGTAAAATTCCATTCAAACTAACCAACATATGATTAGCACTTTCTGGAATTACATTTACAGATGATACTTGCATAGTGTATGCAGCTTGACCATTAACTACAGATATTGCATCGCAAATCTGAAAATTTCCTATTGTTGGTTTAGTTCCGATATATGCCATGTATTATTCCTTTGGATATTTATTTTTAATTGTTTGTCTTAAAGTTTGTAAATTTTCTAAAGTTTCTCCACCATCTAATAAAGCATGAATACAATCGTCTATTTTAGGATATTCAGTTTGTCTATTTCTTTTCCATTCCTCAGCATTATATTCTGCTTGTAATTCTATCATCTTAGCTTTTATATCAGATTTAGAAATTGGAGTTGTTTCATTGTGCCATTCTATTTCACAAGTGTTAATATCATTACCTCTTACAACTACTTGTGCATTAGGATTTATTTTAAGTATTGCTTCTATAATCATCCAGCTATCTCCATTAAAGTTATTACTGATGTTTCGCTACCAGTTCCTTGTACTCCAACATTAGATGTTCCTTCTGGAGATTTCATTTGAGTTTTGTATGTAAGTTGTGAAGTGCTACTTGGAGAATCTAAGTAGGTTGTTCCACAAGTTCCAATAGCCATAGATTCTGTTGTGGTACTATAAGCAGCATGATTTGAAAAAGATGTTAAAAAAGTTGAATCTCTTAATAGCTTTAATTCTATTTTATTATTAGTAGAGCCAGCAGATTTATCTATACCATTTTGAAAAACAGTTACTAAAATTTTACTAGATGTTGATGATGGAGTAATATTTGCAGTTAAATTTGTATCACTAAAACTATTGGATGAACTCCTTGTTTCAGTAGAAGTAGTACCCATCACAACTTGCAAAACCTTACCACCGCCAGCACCAGTTACAGTTCCTGTAAATGTAAAGTTATCTGCAAGGTTAATTGATTCTGATTGTATTTTATCTATTGCCATAATTATATTCCTATCATTGCTTTGACTTCATCTTCACTTAAACCTAAGTCTAAAAGTTTTTGTTTGCCAGATGCTTTTTTATCTATTACTGCTTGTGCTTCTGTATCTAATTCATTTTGTGCTTGAGTTAATTTAGCCTCTATATCAGATTTAGAAATAGCACTTGTTCCATCTTCCCAAATAATACTATTTAAATCATTTCCAGAAATAGAAAGTTTAGCATCTGAATTTATAATTTTTACTGCTCTAAATATTGCATCTATTGTTGCCATATTATGCTCCTATCTCCATTACTACGATTGAACTTTTGACTGTATTCGCTGTCATATGACAGGCTGTTGCATTTGATTTCATATAAACTGCATAAGTTAATTGGCTTGTGCTTGAAGGAGAATCTAAAAATGTCATAGAACCAGATACATCATTTGAAGCATTAACTGAAAACATACCATTAGCATTACCAAGATTTGATGAATCTCTATATATTGTCCAAAAACCTCTTGATCCTGAATTAGTACCAGCTTCAAAACTAGCTTGAACAAAAATTTTAGAAGATGTTGCACTTGGAGTTATATCAACAGATAAAGTATTTGATGCAGTTACAAAAGATGTAGATGTGGTTGTTCTATGTGTGCTGTCTGTGGCAGTTAAAACTTGTAAAACTTTACCACCACCAGGAACTGCAAAAGTATTATCTCCTCTTAAAAATGTAGAAGATGATTTTGTTCCTGTTGCAGATAATTTTCCTAAAGCAATTGAACTATCACTTATTTGTGATGCACCTACTGAACCAGCAGGAGGATTAACAGTTTGTAAAGCTCTGCCAAGATAAACTGCATACATCACATCACCAGATACTGTTGCACTTGATAATGTCAAAGTTGTACCAGAAGCTGTGTATGCTTTGCCAGATCCAGGTTGTTGAACTACTCCATTAATAACTAATCTAATTTCATTCTCATTAGTTACTGAATGAGATAAAGTATAGTTAGCTGTAGCCGAAACTGTAAAAGTTTCAGTTAAAAAACTTGCGTAACTTTCTGCTGGTTGGTTTCCAATATAACTCATTTATATAATCCTTATGTACTAATTGAATCTACTACTGATAAAATGCAGTCCACAGCACTTGCTGTATCTGATAATGCTTCAACACTATCTCCTGATTGTAGAACTACTTTTGAACCACCATCTATAAGTTCTAAAGAACCTCCAGCTGGTATTGGTGCATCTTTTATCAAATAATAACTTGTGCTTGAGTTTTTAACAGTAGCATCAACAGTTACAGCTGAACCTGATTTATTAGCAAATCTCATACCAATAATTGCGTCATCACTATTAGCTGCTGCTCTTATTTCAGTAGCTGATGTGCCTATACTTGTTTTTAAAACTCTTTCAAAATCTTGTGCCATTATTTTTTCCTTTTATTATTATTTTTGCCTACAAGGCAATTGCCATAGCCACAGCAAAACCAGCACTAGCTGCACTAGAGTTTGCATCAACTAAAGTTACTATTCTTGATAAAGCTGCTTTTCGGTTAGTACCACCAGCTCCATCATCTACTATTATTAAATCAGATGTAGTTAAATCTGCCCCAATATCTGTGCCACCATCAATATCAATAGCAGCTACTGGCAAAGTTCCTGTATCACCAGTTCCAATTAAAGTTCCTGTTGCAGTAGGTAAAGTTAATACTGCACTACTAGATGCTGAGTGTGGAGCTGCTTGTAAAGTTTGTGCATGAGCATTTGATGACTCACAATAAAATTTTACTTTTGCAACATTACCAGTACCAGTTCTAATATCTATTAATCCATCAGATACTGTAACTCCACCAGAACTACCATTACCATCTAATAAAACTTTACCAGAACCATTAGGTAATACAGATATATTGCCATTAGATACTGATACTACTTCTGATATTACTGGAGAAGTTAAAGTTTTATTTGTTAGTGTTTGAACACCATTTAAAGTTACATCACCAACATTTGATGGTGTTACAACTGTAAAAACAATATTAACAGAGCCAATAGAACCTGAATTATCAGTAGTACATAAAAATATTTTATCTGCATTAGTTGAACCCTCTTGAACAATAACTAATTGTCCAGCAAGTTCTGCAACAGTATTGTAATCTGTATTTCTTGAAGCAGCACCACTAGCCACCACATCATAGATACCATTTTCTGTAGCATCTGTTTGATCTTTTACTAAAACTTTATTGCCTGTAGCAAGTGTAATACCATCTAGGGTATCACCATTTTCTAAAGCATTTGTTAAATTAATATTTCCTGTTGTTGCTACTCTTGTAATAATTCTTGTTTTTAATCCTGTAACTAAATTATCTACATAATTTTTTGTTGCAGCATCTGAACTAGCAGATGGAGAACCAAGTCCTGTGATCGTACCACCAGATATGGCTACACTATTTGCAGCTTGTGTTGATATAGTTCCTAATCCTAAAGAAGCTCTAGCAGTTGATCCTGTTTCTGCAACCCATGTAGAGCCACTTCCAACAATAAAATTACTATCAGTTGTTGCAAGATTACCAATAGCAGTAAGATTTGCGTTTGATGCACCTTTAGCATCTATTTGATCTTGAATATTTGAGCTTACACCATTTAGATAACCAAACTCTGTATTAGAGATTGTGCCATCATGTATTTTAGTTGCATCAATTGCAGCAGAAGCATTTACATCTGCATTAACAATTGCACCATCTGTTATTTTAGCAGAAGTGATTTGTGAATCTGCGATCTTAGCAGTTGTAATTTGTGAATCTGCTATATGTGCAGTATCAATACTTCCATCAACATAATGCTCTGAGTTAATACTATCATCAGCTATCTTTGTGCCATCTATTGCATCAGCAGCAATTTTATCTGATGTAACATTTGCGTCTGTAATTTTAGCTGTTGTAATTTGTGCGTCAGCAATATGAGCTGTGTCTATTGAACCATCTACATAATGCTCAGAGTTTATACTGTCATCTGCAATCTTAGTTCCATTTACAGAATCTGCTGCAAGTTTAGCAAGTGTAACTGATCCATCTGCAAGAGTTGCTGTTACAACTATGCCCTCTGGTATAGATGAGTTTGTTTTTGATAAAGCACCAACATAAACATTTGTAATTGCTTCACTAGATAAATTTCCACTATCCCATGTAACATTTACTGTTGTGTTTGTAGAAAATGATGAGCTTGAGATCGTTCCAAAAATTGTACCAGGTGTTGAAGCTGTTAATTTAATTCTTCTTCCAGCATGATAAACAGAAGTTACATCAGCACCAGCTATGGTAAAAGAAGTAGCTGAAGCATAAGCAGCAGTAAATGCACCACTACCATCACCATATTCTATCCACTCAGCTGAATTAAACCAATCTCTAGTATTCTTCATTAATGCTCTAATAGCATTATTTAGATTACTTGGTAGCATACCCTCATTTACATCAATTCCATTTAATGTAGTGTTGCTTGATTGAGTTGTTGAATAATCTTTAATGTTTGTTGTCATGTTGCTCCTAATTCATAAACCAACTAAAAGCCTTATCGCTTTCAGTATTGTTTTTATTAATTAATGTATTTACAGCTTCTTCCACTTGTCTTTGA